CAGAGGTTTACCCGACTTTGGTGTAGCAGGATAAATACCGCCAGGTATTACCTCTGATTGTCTGTATGCATTGAAATTCAATACCTTCGGGTCTGCAAAGGTCTGAGGTATTCCATGCTCAACCGTTTGAAGCACAAGGGAAATGAGATCATTGGTGATGTCTTGTACCGAAGTAAGTAATAGACCGATAGGATCGAAATGGATATAATCACTGAGGGGATTGTGAGTAATAGTCCAAGAATCGTCAAGGTCTTCATTACATGCATGTGCAACTTGGTCATTTACCACCACCACTTTGCATCCATTAGGGTACAATTTCTTCAGTTCATCATATTCATCTTTTCCAAGTACATTGAATGCGCTTGGACGGAGCCAGACGTTGCGCACAGTAACATTATTAATCGGGTGTTCTCCCCTGTACTGAGGTGAAGTACGGCCCCACTGTTCGTATAGATCGTAATTGGATGATCCTTGCTTAACAATTCTATCTCGTAAATCTGGGTACTGTTCAAGCACATTGGAGAAGTGTGTCTCATAAGAATATATGAGATAAGAGCACTCAGCCTGAGTCCTAGCCCACACAGGAACCTTAACAAATAGTCCACCGTAAACCTCCATACATATCCGAGATTTAGGGTGTGTAGTTTTACCTATTAATTTAGTGACAGTCAGTGTACTAGTTTGACGCGATGGACTGACCATTTGCGCGCACTGTTCACAATAGTCCATTCCCTCATTCATCAATATGTCATTAGCTACAACATCCTCGTCACCGGGCATGAACTGATCTCTCTGTTCATTCGATATAATCGTGTCTGACATATTTGTCTGACATATTGGACAGATTTCATATTCATGTGTCTCTAATTCATCTTTATACTCTTTTTTCTCATATGTACCATATGATACATCCTCTTTTGGATAGCAATAACACGCAGTCATACCCTCCGTGCAAAAGACAAAGAGTGCATGTAGCCAGAATAAAGGAGCATCATTATGACGAAATATAAGTTCAGCTATTTTATTACCAGCTTTAGCTGTAGTTACATCCAAGGAATTGTCAGCATCATCAGGATAACAGGTAATAGGAGGCACAGTAACACTAAGAGCAGCAATAATAGATTCAAGATATGCTCTATAAATGTTGACCGGCTTGTCATAATACCCCTGATCAGAGTTTTCACCAGCTCTCTCAGATTCAGGAATACGCCAGTCATGCGCGACCTCACTATAATACGTATGCTGAATGTTCTCCCACATTAGCTTCAATCTACGCCATTCACGTATTTGACGATCGCGCACACCTCTATCTTCATCGTCAAAGTGGTCCACTATAGTTTTTAAGAGGTTCTTGGTAGTATCATCCAATTCTTTCATGATGCTACCTCTTGATGACGTTTCAAATAATCCATTAGTTGAAACAATAAAAATTCATCATCATTAACTAATCCAAGAATTACATTACATCTCTGACATAGCAAATCTCGAATTACATTAGTTTTATGATCATGATCTATTGCAAGGTTTCTTCCAGTTTTACAAGGTTGTTTACAGACTGCACAACCATTTAATTGTAAATCTAATTTCTTTTTATATTCTTCTGGCGTCATGTTATGACGTGCTTTTAGATTATAATGCACCATATTTCTTTTAGCATTATATTCTTTTGCTTTTATTTCCCAACATTCACGACAATGATTTCTAAGATGAAAACCACTAATTACACAATTCTCATCTGTGACAGTTTTGCCACAAGTTCTGCATGAACTACCAATCTTAAAAGCTTTTTTACTCATTGACCGCCGCCACCATAGTATTCAGCCTGTCGTCTTCTTCTCCCTGGACCTATTCGGGGCATTGGAGTATATGAGTAAATTGGCTGATCATTCTCATCATAATCCTCCAAGTTACGTACATCATATCCACCCCTGAATGGCTGGTCTGACATAGCATCCATCTTACCCTGACCTATTGAGAGAGCAAGATTAGGATTATTCTGATTAGCCTGACCCATTACTGGACCTAACTCACGCTGCATACGACGTTGGAATCGACTAGTTCCCATATCCCGTGGTTCTGGTCCCGGTCCATAACTTTCAGCTTTAGGTACATCATGTTCATTACTACGACTATCCAATATCTTCTTCAGAGCTATCGCACTACCTACACCACCTGCAATAGCTCCAATTCCCTTAGCTCCACCTAACTTATCAATGAATCCACCCTTTTTATTACTAACTGTCATAGGTGAATCATACATATCATCACCTTCGTAGTCAGCAGCTCGATTACCACCATACGCGCCACCGCTTCCCCTAGAATTGGCACTCAGAACCATTGGATTATCAAGTACACTAGTCGCTTTACCTAGCTTACCCTGCCAACTACTAGGACTAGTTCCACCATACTGACCTGCACCGAATTTACCCATAGCACCCGCACCCGATGCCATTCCAGCTACATTACCAGCTAAATCCAAATAACTATCAAATTTAGATGGTCCTAGTCCTTTTTCAGCATTCTTACGCGCATCCGATGTACTCCATGCGCCCACAGCTTGTTTAGCCATAGGTGCAAAGGCTAGTGATGCACCACCAGTGAAGGGTGCAGCTACGTAGGGTGCAGCTGTAAGGGCTATCTTTCCAAGTTTGTTCCAGAATCCCATGACTACCTCACACTTGGAACAGGTACATCTACTACACCAAAAGCCCGTAGGAGTAACAATACAGAGAAAATGACTACAATTATCCTAATTACTAGCTGAATCGGTGGACTCATTGGAATATATGTCTCGACTAGATAGAGACACAAGCCGAGTACGACTAGAATGAGGATTAATTGTATCATTTTATCTCCAATTCTTTCTCTAGTTCTTCTATCTCTTGAGCCTTTTCCTTCATTAGCTGTGATTTTTTCCTATCTTCAGCCTCTAGCATCTGCTGTTTTACTCTCCACGGTACAAATTGTGGAGTTATAGGTATCGGCCTCTCATGTTCTATATTGAGAGGTTCGGGATTTCCCTTATCCAGCAACTTCGTAAGTAGCTCTCTACGTTCGCGCTCACTATTCGTAAGCTGCTCGCGGAGTACCTCGCAGGTCGCACAAGGAATTGGTTCAATCCCGAACCACTTGTACATTAACTGTTTAATCACTTACTCTCCCAAGCATCACAAATCTGCTTAAACTCTGAGCTAGGAGAATCTACCCCATTAGCATAGACCATAATGAATGTCCAGTATGCTAATTTCTTAGGTAGATGACGCGCGAACCATAGTGGAAATGCAGTATTGTTGAACCAATACCACCAATCTCTTACACCAAATCCACGTGTCCATATTCTCCACATATTAGTGTCTGTACCTCGATACAGGCTTAATTGAATCATCTGTCTCGACTTTTCTCATGTTTCTATAGAATGCAGTCCAGTCATTACTTGAATTCAATTTATTTACCAGCTGTTCCTGAGCCTGGATTTTTTTAAACTCTTGATTACTCTCGTCAAAATATCCTTCCGCAGCATCCACGAGGTATCGTAAGCCGTCGATTGGGTCGTCACCCTCGAACTCCGCAATATCTTCTGCCGGTTTATTTCCTTTAGGTTTGTCATAACTACATGCCTTAATAGCTTCAACTAAAATGTCACAACCCTTAAATATCTGTAACTTCGGTATATTTGATTCAGGTTCTACTGGCTCGAATGACTTCAAATATGCTTTGTACTCAGCTAATCCTCTGTTACGATGAATCCACATTGCATATTCTTCGTTGTACACCAGTTGATCAGCAGGAGTGACTAGTTTAGGCTGCCACCGTAGGTATTCATGTATGAGTAGTTTTCCAGCAATGCGCGAACCGGGAGTATTATTACTAAGTTCGATACTTGTACCGAGTTCTGATTCGATTTGCTCTTGGATTGTGTGCTCTTGTCCTCTATCCTGACCCGCACTCTTACAGAATCGGATAAGACGTGGACACTCTTTATCGATATATAGCTTAACGTATGGTGCCCACTCTGCGATTTTAGTCTTAATCCAGTACTGTTCACGATATATGTACACTCTTTTACTAGGAGATATAGCAGCGTAGCCTATCCACGTCATTGCTGCAAAACCCCAGTCACCAATTACTATTCTGGGCCACCATTGGGGAATGTCGAATTCAGGGATAACGTGAATTGCATTCGCTGGTTCGTCTTCAAATTTTCTATCTCTAAACTCATCGAAGACTTGTCCTTGATAAGCGTCCCAGTCACCGAGTAGCTTGGCTTTTCGTTCGGCCTCGATAGTAATACCTTGAAGGGACTGTCTATATGTTGGGTCAATATGCTTGTTATCTTCGAGAGTAGAGTGAATATAAATTCGTTTATTTCCACCTTTACCTACTATTATCTTTCCGCCTTTTGGATATGGCTTAATAAACCTTTTATAAGTCCACGTATGTCCAATTCCACCCGGCATCCCTGCTGCGCGAGTGATTGATGGTAAACCTGAGTCTTTGGGTGCTCTATTTCTCTGAAAGGTGATATAAGTATATATCCATTCCGTGATGCTAGTAAGCTCGTCCGGGGTATACAAGCAAATTTGCATCGTGTCATATTGATGAACGTCATCCTCATTTTCACAATGACCTAAAAATATCATTGCTCCTTCATTGGTACCGCCTGTACCACCATATTGATCCGAACGCGGGAACGTCCAACACATCTCTGTTTTATTAAGGGTAGCACCAAACTTACGATAGAGTTCTCTACTTCTTGGAATGATTTCGTTTCGTAACTCAGGATAAGTTCTTCGCATGAAGACTTGCTTAAATTTAGGATGTTCATGCCATCTATGTACAATGCCGTACAGAAGGAGTACGTCGGACTTTCCTGATCCTGCTCCACCGCCATAGAATGCTTCCTTTACAGTAGTAGGAATAGATAGAAATAATTCCTGTTTTGGCTCAGGTTTCCACTCATTACTTGAGTAAACAGGTTTTTTATCACCCGGAACGTAGTCAGCCATTACCTAAATCTAGGCCCAATACCACGACGTAATGAACTTTGTGGACCATATGATGCTAATGCCTGTTGCATAGGATCTTCCATCTGTGGTTGAACCATTGCATTAGATTCTTGCATTATTGACTGATCAGGTGGAGGTAATTGAGTATTACTCATACCAGTATTACCGTAATCCATCATATCTTGACGTGGCATGAATCCTTGTCTCATACCACCTAACTGTCTTTGCTGTTTGAACCCACCTAATGCACTACCTAATGCGCCCATCTGACCTTGTGCGCGTCCCATCATATTACCAGCCATTGCACGACCGGGCATCATTCCACCCATTGCTCCGCCCATCATATTAGAAGATGGTCCAATACCCTGACCAGCCTGATCGCGCACCTGTTGAAACTTATTCTTCTGTTGTCCTG